CCGCCTTCAGAACGCACTGGTCCTGAGAAAGTTGTATTAGCCATGTGATTCTCCTGTCGTGGCAAATGTCAGTCGCACCATGCGACTGTCAGGGATGCCCAAACAGTACAATAGATTTTTACAAAAAGAAAGAGGCGATCCGAAGACCGCCTCAATCTAACAAGTGCAATGTGTCTTACGCTCCAGGGGAGCCAAACACACAACGTGGGTCACTAAAGCCGAAGCTATAACGCTCACGAGCCTTGAAGCGCATGTTACCTGTGTCGAAATCAGCTTCCATGTTAGTGGAAAGCGGAGTCCGCTCAAAGTGAACAAAGCCACGAGGCGCATCAGTCTTGAGGAAAAACGCATCTGGATCAGTAAGGAAGTCGTTGACGGCATAACCATCAGGCAACATCCCCATTGAACGAATTGCGTTAGTGTCGTTGTCAGCAGTACTAGTGCGGAGGTTGGAGACCATCAGGCGCTCTGCAACGAATTGCAATTGCCGTGGGATCATCAACTTCATGCCGCGAAGAGCAACCTTCAAGCCACGTTCGTCAACATAACCAGCAATGTTGATCAGAGCGTCTTCCAAAGAAGTTTCGTTCAGATCAGCAGCAGTTGATGGTTCGTTAGCGAAAGTTCCACCGTTTGTAAGCGGGTGATCAGTGGCGCAAAGTGCAACACCGTCTCCGCCAGCAGTTGCACCAGCGGCGAACGCATTGTTCAATACCGCAGCGGCTTTAACCTGCTTAGAGTGGGCCATTGAGCGAGCGAGAGCGCGTGTGTAACGACTGCCGAGGCGGTCATACAAGTTGTCCTCGATTGCTTCCTCAGTAATTGAGAAGGCAAGCGCAACGGTTTCGTGGTTGTAACGAGCTGTGTATGCTTCGTTAGCATCGTCAAAGTTGACAGCGGAACCTTCAGACTTAGTAGGTGCCGAGCCAAATCCAGATAGCATAACTTCCTCCTCGAACGCTCTGTCCGATGATTCAGTTGTATACAGCTCTGAATGTTGGTTTTCGTAGCGATCGTACTCCATACCAAACAAGGCGTTGAGACCTGGTTCAAGCTCTTTCGCTAATTGTGCGCGTGAAATAGCCATGTTTTAGACCCCCTTATACGCCGGTCGTAGCAACAGTACCCGCTGCAATGGAACCAGTAGGCGCATTGAAGTGGTTGTTGATACGAACGATTAATGGAATACCAGCGACAGTGAAATCCGAATTGTCTGGGTCATCTTGTATGCCCATAACACGGAGTGCCAAAGTGTTGGTAGCTGCGACTGTATTTAAATCTGCGGTTGCAGAAGAAATACCAGTAGTTGTAGAACCACTGTTGCCTGTTGCAAACGCGATGTTTGCGAACACAGATGTAAGAATTTCCGCTTCAGTGTTCTGACCAGCCACAACATTAGATGTTGCAATGGTGAACAGTTGATTTGGATCGTCATACAAAAAGGCTTTGACAGGGAAATTAGAATCCGCGCCAGAACCGGGCCATTGGTTTGCCCGAATAACTTCACCTGTAGTAGATGAAACATACTCACAGCCATAGAACACACCCACAATACTGACATTACCACCAGCCGCAGCTTGTAGATCGTCAATGACGCCCGCAGCCAACGGAATAACCGCCATGCCTTGGAACATTGGATTGGAGTTGTCAGAAGCTATGCGATATTCAGATAGACCAGTAGAGTTGGTCGATTGACCAATTTTACCAATGGGACGTAGCCCAAAGGATCCGTTAGAATTTGCCATAATAGCACCTCAAAGTTACTTGGAGTCTCCTCGCGAGCCTCCAAAGGATACACGACTTTGCCGATTATTAGAAATCGGCATCGAAGGATGTTGGTCCTTCATTAGGTCCTGGTCAACTGCTACCATCTGTTCGCGGGTCCGGTTCCCGTAATACGCGGATCGTTCTTGGGCGGTCTCTACAGGTATTCGGCACAGCATCAATCCACCTTGTCCGATAACCCCTTCGTATCGACCTTCGTCAATAGTGGGAGCTTCATAGTCTGGATACTCGTCCTTACGGACAGGTTCCCATCCTTCGCGTAGCTTGGTGTTGACATTCATTTTGTCTTCTTCACCACGCATAGATAATCGGATCCAGCGATGCACATAACCCTCGGGAGGGTCGGGAGCTTCTAAACGGTTGGGCGGAGCCCATGGCTTGCGGCGTTCTGTTTTTTCACGAGTCGAACTTGCTCGAGGCTTTCTCTCAGTCATGTTTAATCCTTCACATATCTAGCATAGGCTTCCAAAGGCACGTTCAGCTTCTTAGCCATCATGACTTGCCTTTGAGTTAACTTGACCGACTTTCCACGCTTCTGTGCAGTATTACGAGAAGCAGAAGATCCAGCAGAAGCGACCTGGGAACTTCCTCTCGAGGTTTTCGCCACAAACTTGTTCGGAAACTCCGAACGCATACGACGATCAACTTCTGTATAGTACTCTTCTGAGGATGGGTCAAACCCTTCCTGAGTTACCATACGTTTGTGGATAGCAAAGACTGACGCGGTCATTACATCATCGTCACCAAACCACTTGTTTTTCTGCGCCCACTCATCGGCCCTAGGGTCTACTTGAGGCTGGGCCTGTTGTGCTGGCTGGGCCTGTTGGGCAGGAGCCTGTTGTGCTTGCTGGGCGTTCTGATCGACCCGTTGCTTCGCAGCCTCAAAGCGGCGCTCATCATATTGAGCCCGTGTCAAAGCCTTCTGCGCGGCAAGCATGGCCTCGGTGTCACCCTCGTCAGCCGCCGATAAGTAAGCCTTCTCGGCCGCAGTAGATTCGGACTGAACACGATTGCCGTATTCATTTAGATACCCACTATCCAACTGTTGAACCCGAGCTTGAAGCTGCCGGTTTTGTTCAGACAGTTGTTGAGCAACCTTTGTGGCTTCTTCGCGACTGACCTGTTCGTCACGATACCGCTGGTTCAACTGGCGAATACGTTTCTGTACGCCCTTGTTGTATTGATCTAGCTCTCCGTCATCTTCGACAGTTGGCTCGTCAATGATCTCTACATTAGCGTCAGAACTTGCGGACTTATCTTCAGTGTCCTCAATTTCTACCTCTACGGTTTCGCCCTCGTCTTGGTCTTCGTTAGATATGTCTGACATCATCTGGCTCCAACAATGTTGCAATTACTTCATCGTCATTGAGAATGCGGACTTCGCCGCCCTCAATCTTAAACCTTGATCCTGAGTACCTACCGATACAAACCCATTGACCCTGCTTACACCAAGGTGCCGCGTTGGGTCCGAACTTATCGGCGTCTTTGTACGCAAGAGGGCCTAGTTTGAGAACATAAGCTACCACAGTAGCAACGCTTTCTCTCTCCCTGACCTCATCAGGTATGAATAGTCCAGAAGCTGTTTTAGCTTTGCCCTGATATGGCATGACCAATACCCGCCATCCGGTGGGTTGTGGTAGTCTGTCCATCAGGGAATTATCCAGAAGGGCTGGGTCTAACACCCGCTGTTCTGGGGTTACATATGCACTTTCAGTAGATACAGGATCACTTTTCCGTTCATCTTTTACCTTCTGTGCGACATGATCAGGAAGATAGAGTTTCTTCGACATCTTCGTGGGTTCTCTCCAACAGGGTCTTAATTTCTTCTTGAGCAAGAGAGAGGCCCCGAATCTCTCCTACAAGCATCTTATAGTCTTCCCAGCTTTTAACGCTTCCTTGAGACATCGCATACGCAATGTCCCGCTCTCTAGTGCGTAGCTGTTTGTATAAGTGTTTTGCTAAGTCCACAACGTCCATACTGTCTACTCGTATGGACGTTGTGGGTAGATGTCAATCGGACTCATTGTATATGTTGTCGAATATTCTAGTCACATCCAATGTGTAGTCCAAATCGGACTTGGAATAGTGTATATGCTGAGAAGGACGGAAGTCTGGAGCGCCCTCGCCAGTCTCAAACCAAGCAGGGTGCGTCACCCGAACTCTGTTGTTTGGAAGAGCCACAATGTTGCCCGTGTACTCACCGGCATCCAATAGTTCTAAAACATGGCTCTGCTTATGTTGGGCTGGATCATCAGCTATCTCGCTGTCAGTGTAATCTACCGTAAACATGTACTTTGCAGGGTAGAAATCACTATCAATCTTTGCCATCCAGGGACAAGGAGTGGCTCGATCTAACTGATAAACAGAATGTGTGTGAGAAGAGCAATCCCAAGGTTGGGCCGAATGTACCGGCATAGGTGTAGGCCATTCTTCAAACGGCGTATCACCAACCAATGCCGTAATCGGCATCCTTGCCCACATTGCGCCACCATGCACATTCGGTGTTCCTTCAATATCAGCCTCACAACCTGTGAAGATAACTTGAAAACTCAAACACCTGTTTGGCATGGTGGTGACTGCAACAGCCATCGCTTGTAGAAACTCCCCGTGATACCCATCGTGATTGTAGGTATATTCACGTCTCACCCAACATTTGAAATGCGGGATGTTACTTTGTAAGTATGGCATTAATAGGTTAAACCCCTTTTGTTATTAAAACGAACGTCTCCTGCGCGAACTCTTCCGCCATTTGCGTAGCCTTTAGCTTTGACTTTACCGCCCATTGCCATGCCTTTAGCTTTGACCTTACCGCCCATTGCCATGCCTTTAGCTTTGACCGTTCCGCCTTTAGCCATCTTGCCTTTGCCATCCATAGCGAACTTAGGAATTGACTTGCCTGTCTTTGGGTCTTTACCCATTGGCAATACGGCGCCGCCAGCGGCCATGCCCTTGGCTTTGACCTTGCCGCCCATCGCCATGCCCTTTTTCTTCTTCTTCATCGTACTCTCCTTTGATCTTATCATGCCGCCATTCTTTTTACCGCTGCTTTTCTCTTTCTTCATTAGATCCTGAGAAAACTTCTCCATGTTGGTCACACCCGAGGACTTGTCTATTTCAGCCCCAAAAGCAGCGTCTATCATATTTTCCGCTTTACTATACGTTACACCATGCTTTTCTTTAAACGCCGCTTCAGCCTCTGCACCGCCAAGTTTTGCTTCCAAAATCTCTTTCGCGATGGTTGTTTTCTTTTCGGGGCGAGATATACCAGAACTGGTTTGTTTAACATCTAAGGCCGTTCTTGCCTTAGTTTTACCGGGTTGTTTTCTGACGTATTGTTGTGCGCCACCTGGAGTCTTTTCAGTCTTTAACTTAGCCATTTGATTCTTCCTTACAGCATTAATTCAAAGTGAGGTGCATCGATAAACGGCCTACGAGACTGAGATCGACGTGTGTCTATGTACGAGTTCATTGCATTTTCAGCAGTGCCTTCATAGCCCCCAATATCATCAATAGTCCACGCAGCGCCCCACCGGAGTTGCACCCCAGCCGCGGCTGCGCCTTCTTTCATAGCATCAGCAATCTCATCATACAAATTCAACTCCCAACGCCCCCCATTGCAGTAAGCCATAAGATCAACAGCATTACCATCAATGTGTTTACTTTTCATAGTTTGAGAAGCCCCTTTTGCGACCAACTCCCTCTGTTCGTCGATGGTCCTCAACCCGCAGATCACACTGAAGTCCTGCTTGGTTACCCCGATGGCGTATCTCACGACCGTTGCCAGCCTTTCGTCCACACCTTCTAGGTTTGATAGGCTTCTGTTTCCTAATTTGTATCCCATAGTTCAACCTTTTCCATGCCATGCAGAAGTAAACTCTTCGTCTTCTGACTTATCGTATTTATTTTCCCGCATATTTAGATATGGCCCTATTTCCGAACCAGAAAGCTAAGACTGCGCTAAATAATCCCTGAGTTTCTGGATCGAACATAAGTTCTACTGCCTGCATCCAATCTCCGCCCGATTGCGTTACCTTAACCATAATCACTACCTTAGTCGCTACAAACAATCCGAAGAAGGCATAAGTAATAACAGGACGAACACTACCCCGAAGAGCGTTGATAAATCCGCCAGCATCGATAGACTTATCATGTTCATACAGCCCCTTCGTTTCCTCAATGTCCGCCCTCTTATCTAGCTCCACCAGTTTCATCTCGGCGCGTTGTTGGGCCAACTCCGTTTCCAAACGCATCATCTCCATACGATGAGCCTGTTGTTGGTTTGCCTTGAAGAAGTTTAAAACCTCGGGGAGAAACGACGATCCAAACCCCAGAAGACTACCGAGTAATGCTATCATTTCTCTGACCCTAACCACACTGCAAATGCGCCCGTCATGGACCCAGAGCATATTGAAATCATTGC